ACATAAAGAGTTAACAGACTTAGAACTTCAATCAATTTAAATCAAATCGGGGGAGCAATCCCCCATTAAAACCAAATAATTAACCAAACAATATTATGACAATCACTATCAACAATCAACAATTAGAATTATTTTTTGCGGGCAAATTATACGCAGGAAATGGACATCAAAAAATTGCGGTTACATTTTATAATACCTTAACTCAGGAAGGTAAGCAATTCACATCAACAACAAACAATATGAGGGCAATTGATGCAGCCGAAGAATTAGAAGGTGATGAAAGACGTATGGCACTTTATGAGATTATTGCATCAGATATTCAAGACCAATTAGAAGAATTTGTTTCACCATTAATTTAAAACCAAATAACATGAAAAGCCAAACAATTAAGCAGTACTCTAACATGATAGACTATTGCGAAACAACACTTAGAGAACATTGGGGAATGGGAGCAGACCCTGCAAAACTTATCGGATTAGCTGAGGAAATCGGAATGCAAGATTTAGCAGACGAGTTCAGACAGCAATTGAAAGAGGAGAAAGAGGAGCAAAGAGAAATTCAAACCTATCATGAACCGACTTTAAAAACATTCTCAAACCACTAAAACCAAAACCAATGAACAACTTGACAAAACGATTAGACAGAATTCTAAGACTGCGAAACATGGCAATTGAAGATAGGAATTTTGCCAAAAAATATCAGGCCGAAAGATTAATTAGGGTACTGACAAATAAAATCAATTCATTAAGTCACTTTTCACTTAACTGATATGAGCCACTTAGACCAATACAGACAAGACTTAGCGTGGGAGTTGACAATAGATAAGGCGTTAAACCATGAAGCAATTACACAGCGATTAGATACGCTTGTAGAACTTGCTAAAAATGCGGGCAAAATGGAACTGAACGCAAAGCATGATATTAAGATTGACGAATTCAATCCATTCAATAATTAAAAACAAAACCAAACAAATGAAAATCCAAACAACAAAAGACTATTCTAAATTCAAAAGTATTGACGGCAACAGAAACAAAAACCTTTTGCATATTAACAGACTTAAAAAGTCAATGCAACAAAACTACTTATTTACTATTATAGTAGTAAACGAAAAGTTTGAAATTATAGACGGGCAACATAGATTTGAGGTTATTAAGGAATTAAAACTTCCTTTAAATTATGTAATTTGTAAAGGTTACGGATTATCTGAGGTTCATTTGTTAAACCAAAATTCAAAAAATTGGACTACATCAGATTATTTAGAAGCCTATTGTAATTTAGAATATTCTCAATATGTAGATTTTAAAAAGTTTATTGATAAACACCAAATAAACATTCAAATTGCATTATACTTATTATCTGGTACTGATAGTGGCGACATGATTAAAACATTCAATTCGGGTTCATTCAAAATTAAAAACATAAAAGAAGCTGAAAATACTATGAATAGGCTTCATCAAATTAGTGATTTTTTCCCTCAATATAAAATGAGGTGGTTTGTTTATGCAATTGCACGTTTGCTAAAAAAGAAAGAGTTTGATTTTAATGAGTTTATTCAGAAACTTAAAATACAACCCAAAGCACTACAAGTATGTAATGACGTAAATCAATATGTATCATTGATTGAAGAGATTTACAACTATCGTAGAAGATTAAAAGTTAACCTAAGATTCTAAAAACAAAATAGCCACCCATAAGGCGGCTACTTTGACCAAACAATTATTTCCTATGACAAACAATTGAGTCACAAAGATAATTGAAGATTTATTTTTTTATTCCAATGTGAAAAACTATTATTGAAACACCAAACAAAAACGATATGACAAAACAAACTTTGCCAACTCTGGCAGACCTCACGCAAGACATTGAACTTGCTTACAAGAATGACCAATTCAATCTATTATTAAACCAAGAACCACCGAAACAATGGGTTAAAAGTCACCCATACATCAAAGGTCACAATTACCTTCCTATTGATAAAGTCGAATACCTATTAAGGCGTATCTTTAAAACTTATAAAGTACAGATAACAGGTCAAGGCAGTTCATTTAATGGAGTTTGGGTTACAATTAGATTATCTGTTACTAATCCTACTAATGGCGATTTGATGGAAATGGATGGAATCGGAGCGGTACAATTACAAACTAAACAAGGCACGTCACCTGCTGACCTCCAAAACATCAATAATGGTGCTTTAAGTATGGCTTATCCACTTGCAAAGACTTTAGCTATCAAAGATGCAGCGGATGGATTAGGTAAGATATTCGGGGCGGATTTAAACAGAAAAGACGTACTTCCTTTTACTCCTGATGAGCAACTATTTTTAAGGTCCAACGCAGATAAACTAAAAGCAAATGATTAAAAGATTTGTATTAGATACCCGAGAAACGTGGAAAGAGTTCAGGAAAGGACTAATAACAGCAAGCCAAATAAACCGCATAGCAGCGGAAGGCAAGGGTGGGAATATTTCTCAAGGGGCAGAAACTTATGTTTATGAACTTATCGAAGCAATTGAAGCAGAGGAAACACCTGATTTCTATTCTAATGCAATGGAATGGGGCAACGAACAAGAACCTCAGGCGGTATTAAGATTCTGTCAAGAAATGGGATTGGATGTAAATTCCGATGATGTTATCTATACAAGTATTGGCGGGTTTATTTTCTTTACTTATAAAGATATTGCGGGCGGTACTCCTGACATTATTTTACCTAAGATGAAGGCAAGTGTAGAAATCAAATGCCCGGACAGCAAAACGCATTTAAAGTATAAGTTAACCTTAACCGCTGAGAACTTTCAAAAGGAATTACCTAAGTATTATGACCAGATGCAATTCAATACTTTCCTAACTAATTCTGAAAAGGCTTATTTCGTGAGTTTTGACCCACGAGTAAAGAAAGAAAAGCATCAATATTTTTGCATCGAGATTCCACGAGATGATGCAAGAATAGAACACCTATTGAACAAAATAGAACTAACAAACAATTTTAAACAAGAACTTTTAAATAAATTAAACAATGATAGTAATTAGCTTATGCGCTGAGGATTTGAAACCTCATTTAAAAAAGTCAGACAAGAACGGCAAATATTATGTTTCAGTAGTAGTAGATGAACGTAAAGAAACGGACAAATTCGGAAACACTCACACCGCTTATATCAGTCAATCAAAAGAGCAAAGGGAAGCAAAGACACCTAAGTCTTATGTGGGCAACGGCAAAGAGTTTAAGTTCAATTCAAGTTCTCCAACGCCTGAAACAACAGAAAAGCCGCAAAGTAATTCGAATGATGCACCCGTTGATGACCTTCCATTCTAACCATGTACAAAATAAAAATCATTGGTTCAAGGTGCGAGTTAATTGCACCTGACCAAACAAAACAAAAGTTTAGCGAATTATACGAGTTAGTTCGATACGCTAAAAATCACAAGATTAAGATTGAAAACAAAAACGAACTGCCGCAATTCTATGCGGAAATGTTGAAGTAACGTCTGACGCTATACGAAGGCATGGGTTAAGATGCACTCCCTTTCAGCCTACCACAAATGATAAATAGATGCACACGCTTCAATTTGCGGTAAAGCCCCTGCTTTTGTATAGCGTATGTTATAGGGCGTTTTAATTTAATTACAATGGAAAAGACTTACAGATTAGAATTTAATGAAAAACAACAAAACTTTCATTTAGACAACTTCACTCACGAAGAAGGAACGCACGGATGGTTTACGATTTTTGAGCATTGCACAGATATTGAGTTTAAAGTTTACGAGGCTTTTGTTAATCGTATTCCAAATAAAAAACTTACAAAAGAATACTTGCTAAAATGTGCAGTAGAAGTAAAATTATTTACTAATAATTTGTTGGAATACGGATTGGTTGTCGGTTGTTCTTAAATGCCCTATAACTTACTTATTACAGCCATAAAATGGCACATATCCAACAAAAACAAAATTAACCAAACAATAACATGGTACTTAACAATCAAAATTTAAACACATTTTTGACTCACTTAGCAGTCAAGCACAATATTGATTTGCCAAAAGAAATGAGCGAATTCGTAATTGACAAAAATCCTGAAACAAACAAAGAGAAGATTCAATTTGTATTCATGGCAGTAAGTGCTATCTCAGGTATATCGGTAGGCAATCTATTAGGCAAGGACCGGAAAGCAGAATACACCATTTGGAAGCATATTGCAAGGTATATCTGCATCATGAATAAGTACGGCTCATTGAAGTTTATTGCAACTGAAATAGGCCACATGGACCACAGCACCCTAATCTCAAGTCGAAACAAAGTAAACGATTTACTTGACTCAAAAGACAAGCAAATGACTGAATGTTACAACCAAGTCAAACACCTTTTAAAATGAAATTAACTAAAAAGAAAAAGATGTTAATTGCATCCGCTGCTATTAGAGATATTCAGATTCTTAGTCTTTCAATCCTTCAATACAAGTCTATTGCCAGCGAATTAAAACCACTTATAAGAGATGAATTTGACGAAGATGTATCGAAGGCTATCTTTAATATATTTGCCAATTCAAATCTGCTTAATTCGAAGTTAAACGAAATCTATTCAAGTGATAAACAGGCTAATCAATACTTGCAAGATGCAGAAGGATTGACCCACTTAGAGGAGATGAGTACTCAAGTTTTAGAAAAGATGAATGAAGTAATTGCAAATTATAAAGTATGATTTCAGAAACATTTAACATAGATTGTATTGAGGCTATGAAACAATACCCTGATAAATACTTTGATTTGGCAGTAGTTGACCCTCCTTATGGAATTGGATTTGACAATACCTATGTAAGAGGTGGCATGGGTGAAAGGGTAGCAAATAGGTATAAAATAGGGTCTCGAATTGATACGGATGGTAAAATGAGCGGATGGGATTCATCAATACCTAAAGAAGATTATTTTTTAGAATTATTTAGAGTTTCAAAAGATCAAATAATTTGGGGCGGCAACTACTTTCCTTATTTATGGGTTAATGGTTGTAAAGGTTTTATATTTTGGCATAAACATCAGCCTGTAAGTAATTTTTCAAAAGGTGAATTAGCTTGGACTTCTTTTAATAAACCTGCAAACTGCTTTGATTATATGTATTATGGTAATATAAACTCAGACCCAAATAGATATCATCCTACTCAAAAACCTATTGCACTATACGAATGGATATTTACAAACTATGCAAAAGAAGGCATGAAGATTTTAGACACCCATTTAGGAAGTGGAAGCAGTAGGATTGCAGCGTATAAGGCTAAACTTGATTTTATAGGATTTGAACTTGACAAAGAATATTTTGAACAAGGCAACCAAAGATTTGAAGAATTTAAAATACAATTTGAGCAAGAAATCGGAACGGAGAAAATATTAAAAAACCAACATAGATTATTTTAAACACATGAGAAACACACAAAAACAAGCTATTATTAAGCTATTAAAAAAGAGGTATGTAAGCACTTGGGATGCGTTCGAATTGATTGGATGCACCAAGTTAGGCACAAGAGTAAGCGAGTTGATTCAGTCAGGCAAGTACGAGATTTCGAAGCGTGATAAAAAGGTTACTACTCGATACGGTGCTAAAGTTGTAGTAAAGCAATACAAGATTTTAAAGGAAAATGAAACCAAAAAAGTGTAAGTTCTGCAAGATTCCATTCACTCCAAAAGTTTCAACTACTGAGGTTTGTTGCAGCTATAAGTGTGCAATCGAATTAAGTAAAATAATTGTCACTAAGCAAAGAAATCAAAACAAGCGATTAGAGCGTGAAAAGTTGAAAAGTGGATTAATGACTAAGGGCGATTACGAAAAGGCATTACAAACTAAAATTAACTACATGGTGAGGTTAATTGATGAAGGTTGTAGGTGTATAGCTTGCAATAAGTATAAAGATAAGTTTGATGCAGGTCATATGATGCCAACTTCTACTCATCCATTTTTGCGCTTTCACCTTATGAATATTTGGGCAGAATGTAGATATGACAATTCTTACAAGTCAAGTAAATTTGAATATGTTGACGGCTTAATTCGTGAATTTGGGCAAGATATTTTCGACTACATTACTGGACTTAAATTAGAATGGAAAGACTTATCCTGGGAGATTCACGAACTTAAAGAATACATCAAAAAATCAAACGAGTGTATCAAGTTTATTGAAGCCTTCAAGTCTGACAAGCAATTACCTTTGAATAATTCTGATAGGATTAGTTTAAGGGTTCAAGTAAATGAATTAATGGGAATTTATAAGTAACAAAATTATGGACGAAAGAGATTATCAAGCAATGAACAAAGACATGGAAAGCGAAAACATATTTAAACAAGCAGTCGACAAGTTCGGTGTCGAAAATCAACTATTAAAATTAGTTGAAGAAATGGCCGAACTTACTCAGGCAATTATCAAATATAAGTTTGAGCCAAGTTCACAAAACTTTAAAAACTTAATAGAAGAGTACGTTGATGTTGAAATTGTTAAGTCGCAAATAGATGAAACAGAATTAATGTATCATGCTGAATTAATTTATTTAGATTTTAGAGTCGAAAAGATTCATAAACTCAGACAATTGTTAAAAACTTCTGAAAAAACTAAGGTAGATAATTAGTAATATTGTATCGGGTTTCGCAGCCTATAAAAACAATAACTAAAATATTTAATCAAGTCCGTTATTAGTTGATTGGGTTCTATTGTACCCTTGCGAAGTCAACGAAGTAGCGGACTTTTTATTTACAACGCTTAATCAATGCGAAATTGATTACAAAAAAATGGCATATCAAATTATTTTTAGTTCAACTGAAAGAAGCAGTTCAGACTCTACTTTAATGGTACAAGTGACCTCATTTAATGAATTATTTATTGAAATAAATACTGAAGGTTTTCCACCTTCATACGTTTGTTTAGACAAAGAAACATCTATTAGACTTGCAAAGGAATTAAGAAAACAGATTTCATTTTTGGAGGATTAGTCATGGCAAAACTTAGAAGCGTTTCAACAAGTTTTTGGAGTGACCCATGGATTGAAGAATTATCACCATCCGAAAAACTACTTTACATTTATTTTATTACCAATGAAAAAACAAATATGTTAGGTATTTATGAAGTATCTATTAAAAAGATTTGTTTTGAAACGGGATTAAATAAAGATGTAGTTTTAAAATCATTTGATACATTTAAGGAGTCGGGAAAGATAAAATATGAATACAACTACATTATTTTAGTAAATTTTATTAAACATCAAAATTACAACCCTAATATGAAAAAGGCTGCAATTGATTGTTATAATAATTTACCTAAAGAGTTGAAAATAAAAGATTTAAACATATCTAAATTAAACCCTTTGGAAGCCTTTGAAACCCTTTCAAACCATTTGGGAATGGTTCGGAAAGTAGAAGTTGAATATGAAGTAGAAGATGAAGAAATTATTGATGTTTTTTCTTTTGATGAATTTTGGGAGATATACCCACATAAGACAGGGAAGAAAGTTTGCAAACCTAAATTTGATAAACTAACTAATTCAGAAAAGGAACAAATCAAAAACAGTATTCACAAATTCTTAAACCATAAACCATTTCCAAACTATACACATCCAAACCCTGAAACATACCTAAATCAAAAAAGGTGGGAGGATGTGATACCTGAAACAATAAATCAACCAGAGCAAAGAGAAGAAACCGAAAGAGAGTACAGACAAAGAACTTGGTTAGAAAGAAACGGAGGTAATCTATGAACGTAAAAATTATTGATTACTCTAAAAAAGCACTTCAATTTGAAGATTACCATAAGTCAGGCGGTACTCAGTTAAACTATGCAGGGTTTGAATGTTTGAATGGAGTCTTTAAATTCTCACTCGATGGTGTAACAGATATTACGGGTTTGCCCCATAGTGGGAAAACTGAGTTTGCCTTAGAATTGCTATTTTATCAAACAGAAGCATTTGGATTAAGACACTTACTTTATGCCCCTGACATTGGCAGTTATAACGAGATTAGACGTAAGTTGTTAGTAAAACATTATAGACGTTCTTTTCGTGGTTATGAGAACTCAATTACTCAAACCGAAATTATAAAAGCTACTGCATGGATTGATACTTACTTTTTAATTGCTCAAAAAGACGATGCAAAAAAACCATTAACACCGATTGACTTATGGAATTTTGGAGTAGATTACGAAGATAACAACGGACCAATTAATACTGTTTTTATTGACTCATGGAAAAATCTATTTCACGATTTACAACAATTTGGAGGGCGTGAAGATTTATATTTGGATTACGTTTTGGCTTACAGAAACGAATTAGCAGAAGCGAAATGCAAACACCTGATGACAATCGCACATCCAAAAAAAATGGAAATAATGATGCCTAAAGACGGGAGCAAACCAAAAAGGAGAGTGCCTGATGCAGACGATATAAAAGGCGGTTCTGCCTGGAATAGTAACGGCAAAACAATTATTACAGTTGATTATCCTGAAAAGCAAAAACAAACAGTTGATTTGTACTTTAATAAGGTTAAACCCGATGTATTGGGGAAAGCAAATGTATTATTTGAACCACTTGAATTCGATTGGCGTAAAAGTCGATATAGAGAAACTATTGAGGGCAAAATCTGCTATGCAGGAATGGGTAAAGAATACCGAGAAAAAGGTGAATTTATAGGATTTGCAAGCCAATCAAACAACGATATTAAACCAATAGAACAAGCACCATTTTAAAAACAAACAATTATGAATTTAAAAAAACAAACACAAACAAGACAAATTAAATTTAGGGCATGGAATCCCGATGATAAAAGAATTGAATATCCATTAGTATTCGCAATATGTAGCAATGGCAAATTACAGCCATTAATTAAATGCTCAGATGGGAATAGAGCTTACAAAGATTACCCAATCATGCAATACACAGGACTCACCGACAAAAACGGAAAAGAAATTTATGAGGGTGATATTGTGCAACGTGGAGTAATTACTTTTAGTCGTGGCAAATTTCAAGGTACTTATTTTGATAGTAATGGTGATTTTGCCGAAGATTGGGAAGATGATTTGTGCCAAGAAAAAGATATTGAAGTATTAGGAAACATATTTGAAAATCCTGAATTATTGCAATCATGACACCGCAAGAATTAGAAGAAATCCAAGCAAATCAAAAGTGGTTTGAGTTCATCTCGACTTTAAGACCTTATCTAAGTAAAAAGCAAGAAAGCCCTATTTTTCAATTAAACGCCATTTTAAGCACGTTTATTCTCGAATCTGAACAAAGTATTGACTTAATAGTAAAAGACTCACTAAGGCAAGAAAAGCGGGCAAAATTGGCTAAATTATACGAAGCTTACAACTTAGCAACTCAATCAATGGGTATTCAGGTAATTTACGAACAAAAGAATCTAAGGTTGCAAGTCAGACTGGATGAAGTTGAGAACTTACTTATCGAATTAGCAGCCGAAAATAAAAGATTAAAAGAGTTGAATGAATTTTAAAAGATTATGAAAAATTTATTAGTATCGTTTTCAGGTGGCGAAACATCTGCATTTATGGCTCAATGGTTAAAAAATCATTATAGAGAATTTGGGTATGAAAATATTGTTTTTGTTTTTGCAAATACGGGACTTGAAAACGAACAAACACTTGAATTTGTAGAAAGATGTGATATGAAATTTGGCTTAAAATTGCATTGGGTTGAGTCTTTAGTTTGGCAAGGTGAAAGAAAAGGGACTGGATATACCTTAACTGATTATGAACACGCTAAGCGCAAAGGAGAACCATTTACAGCTGTTATACAGAAATATGGCATCCCAAACCAAGCGACACCACATTGCACAAGAGAATTGAAACAAGCACCGATAAATTCATTTGCAAAAGTTTGGTTTAATGGCGAATCCTATCATACAGCGATTGGCATTAGAAAAGATGAAATTGATAGGATAAACGCAAAAGCAAAAGAAATGGGTTTTATTTATCCGCTTATAAATAGCAAAATGATACCTTCAAACAAACCAATGGTGAATATCTTTTGGCGTTCAATGCCTTTTAGATTAGAATTAAAAGGTTATCAAGGGAACTGTAAAACCTGCTGGAAGAAAGCGGACAGAAAGCTATTTCAAATTGCAAAAGAAAATCCATCTGCATTTGATTTTATGAATGAAATGGAGCAGAAGTACCCTATTGACCCAATGGGACACAATAAAGTATTTTTTAGAAATAATAGAAGTGCAAAACAAATACTTGAAGAAGCTAAAAATTGGAATGGGAAAATAAAAGATGATTCAGACGAATATACCTATCAGCTTGATTTACTTGGCGGGGATAGTTGTGAAGTCTTTAGTGATTGTTCAAACTAATTTTAAAACCAAACAAAAAAATGAAAATACTTAATCTGTACGCTTGTCTTGGAGGGAATCGTTACAAGTGGGATGAAATACCAGGATTAGAAATTACAGCAGTTGAGTGGGATGAAAAATTAGCACGACTATATCAAGAAAGATTCCCAAATGATACAGTAATAGTAGCTGATGCTCATCAATATTTATTAGACCATTATAAAGAATTTGACTTTATTTGGAGTTCGCCACCATGTCCAAGTCATAGCCGTGCCAGGTATTGGAGTTCTAAAGGTGGGAAATATGCAGTAGGGTATCCTGATTTAATGTTATATCAAGAAATAATATTTTTACAACATTTTGCAGATAAAAAAACAAAATGGGTAGTTGAAAATGTTATACCTTATTACGAACCTTTAATACAAGCAAATCAAAGGGGAAGGCATTTGTATTGGTCAAATTTTAATATACCTAATTTTCAATGTAGAAAAATACAAATATGTCAAGGAATTGGAGAGGTAAATAATCTTTCCGAATTCCATGATTATGATTTTAGAAAATATAAAGGTGAGCAAAGAATTAATAAAATTGCCAGGAACTTAGTAGACTATGAAGCAGGGTTAAGCATTCTAAAAGCAGCCTTAAATATCATTGAAAAGAGTAAAACAAAACAAATCGAATTATTTTAAAACCCTGATTTATAGCACGTTGCAAATATTCGAATAAAATAAACGAAATAAATCAAAAGTTCTATTACATTTGTATCACCAAACAACGAAACAATGACAGACAGAGTAAAACACATTAAGTTCATATTGAACGACACTAAGCAAAGAGGTGAACAAATTACCTCAGATGACATCAATTTTTTTGGTGCATTATACTTTTTGAAAGTAAAAAAGGAAGGTAATAAAAGGTCTAAATCAATTGTATACTCCGCAGCTACAACAATTCAAAAAGGTTATCGTGAAATTAAATAACTAAACATGACAATACGCAAAAGAGGGGGGCAAGCTAAACCCCCCGAAGAAAGAATAATTCAATTCAGCATTTATCCAAAGTCGGGCCACGTTGAAAAATTAGGACGTGACAATGCACGAGAGATAGCAGAAAAGGCAATTTTAAAGGCAATTGAAAAGATTAAGTAATTAAACCCAAACAATAAAAACATGAACACAGAACAAAAAAGAATCCCATTCGATTGGGAAAAGTACCAATCAGGAGAATATGAAGCGGTTTGTAGGGATGGTTCAAAGCCCGAAATGATTACCTATAATCCAAATGCAAAAGAAAAGGTTAAAATAGCTATGTGGGTTGATGGCCAATTGTATCCAAGATTTGAAAATGGGCAAACATGGCATGATTCAGAAGGTACATTAGATATTGTTCTAATCCCCAAACCTAAAAAGTTCCAAGCATGGGTTAATCTGTATAGTAATGGAGAATGTTATTCTTACTACACAGAAAAGATTGCTAAAAGAATGATTGAAGTTTATAGAACTAAAAATAGAGAGATTATCGAAACTCGCTTAATTGAATGGGAGGGTTAATCTTAGTTAGTGAATAAAAAGCAAATAATAGAGGCGTTGTATCGAGATAAACAATTCAAAAAAGTTTGTCAGAATATTGCGCCTCCTTCACTTTGCGAAGATTTATTTCACGAAACGGTCATGGTATTTTTAGAAATGGATGAAGAAAAGGTAATCAAAGCCAGTTTGGAAGGCTATTTAAAATGGCTGTTTATTCGGATAGCGTCAAACTCATTCAACTCAAAGACGTCACCATTCTATCATAAGTACCATCACAATGACGATAGATATGATTTAAGCGAGGCAAAGATAAAAGAGGTAACTAACATCAATGAAGGCTTTGAAAGTAAATTTAAACAGCTTATTGAATCAATTGAAAGTGAAATTGAATGCTTAGACTTTTACGAAAAGGAACTTTTAAAACTTTACATCAAATTTGGAAATTATCGTGACGTATCAAGGGAAGTCGGTATTAAATACGAATCAGTAAGGCACGCCATAAGATTAGCAATTGAAAAAATAAAACTAAAAAATGATAAACTTTATAATGATATGCTTAATGAGCGTGTCGAGTGGATATGTAATATCTGAGTTAATGATTGAATGGAGTCATAAACTATTCAAGATATACCCGATTAAACCCTTTTCGTGTGGTTATTGCCTATCCTTTTGGTTCGGGTGTGTATTGGCTTTATATTTTAATATCAATCTATTAGAAGTTATCTTATACGGCTTTAGTTCATCATACCTTTATTATTACTTAAACAGACCATGACAGAAGATATTTACAATTTACTTTTACCACTTAAGGGCAAGTGGGAAACTTACAAAGAACATCATTACAGCGAATTTACCAACATTGATTACGAGATAGTAAAAGATGCTTATGCGAAAATGCATGGACCGCCACCTCGTAACCTATCTTGCCAGTCTTGCATCAGAGAACTATTAAGAGTAGTTTTTTTGCCGTTCGATAATTTTAAACCCGAAATAAAACAAAATGCTAAAGTTAAAACATTCAGGAAACGCAGGTGACATTCTGTATAGCTTGCCTGCAATACGTCAAGCCTGCTATAATGCAAATGATAAGGCAATACTTTATCTACACATTGACCAACCTGCTAACTATGTTAAAGGGTTTGTCCACCCATTAGGTAACGTGATGTTGAATAAGTACATGGCTACTATGCTCAAGCCATTGTTATTAGCTACCAATTTTATCGAAGATGTGTTGATCTACACCGGTCAAAAAGTTGATTACGATTTAGACAAGTTTAGAACAATCGGTTTAAATCTTGGAGCGGGTAATATTTCACGTTGGTACTTTCAAGCGTTCCCTGAATTGACTTGTGATTTAATTGAACCAACAATAAAAGTTCAAAATTATAAAAATTTAGAAGATGCAATTTTAATTAATAGAACTGAACGCTACCAAAATGGACAAATAGATTATTCAATACTCAATCAATATGATAACGCAAAATACTTTGTGGGTACTGAACACGAATTTCATTTAATGAGTAAGATTATCAATGGTTTAGAATACGTTCAAGTAATTAACTTTTATCACGTTGCAGAATTAATTAACAATTGTAAAGTATTTATCGGCAATCAATCAATGAACTTTGCAATAGCTGAACAACTAAAATCAAATAGAATCTTAGAAACTTATTTCGGTTGTCCTAACGTAATTCCATGCGGGGGCAAAGCATACGATGTATTCAATCAAGAAGGATTCGAATATGCACTTAATCAATTTACAAAATGAGAGAACATTACACCAAAACACCCGAAGGAAGTTACAAGTCTAACCACTTCAAAGACCCAAAAGAAATCTACAAAGATGAATATTGGAGTTCAAAACAAAATCATTCAACTATTCATGAACAAGTTTTCAATGTGACTGAAAAGAATGAACTTGTAAAGAAATGGATTACAGACATTGAACCTAAAAGAGTTTTAGAAATTGCCTGCGCACCTGGAATACTTATGGGTGATTTGTCCGCAAATTACGAAACACATGGCATAGAGGTTGACGAAAGATATAGACACGATATTCAAAGTCTTTGCCAATCAAGTGAGCTGTATTTCGGAATGTTTCCCGAAGTATCAAAGGACTTTGAAAGCGGTATCTTCTCAAACATCATAGCCTTAGACGTATTCGAACACGTTGAGGACGGAATCGGATTTTTAAAAGAGTGCCACCGATTACTTTGCGAAGGTGGGAGGCTAATAATTCAAGCACCGATAATGTTTGAACCTGATGTTATGGACGAAATCCAATTCCACGAAACCGAGCATATTTGGATTTATTCACTTGACCATGTATTAACAATGGCAGGGCGGTCTGGTTTATTGTTAGTTGA